CGCGACTCTAACAGATCAATAATGGCCTCTTCGCCACTGTTCTGTAATTCCTCAAGGCCAGAGATAGATACCGCTAATGCGGCCTGACGGATAGGGAACTCAGCAGCGGTAAAGACCTGCGACGGGTTGATGTTGACAGTCTGATAACCCGAATACCAAGTAAATGTAGTATTGTTCGCGTAGTTTAATTCCTGAACAATAGTACGACCGCCGGAGAACGTCTTAATACGACCTTTACGGTTCAAACGAGCGAGAACCGCGTTATTACGACTAACGTTATCCTGAAGAACGCCTGTGCGGTTCCGCAGGGTAGTAGTCGTTACTTCTGACAGATTAGGAAAAGGCATTTTACCTACTCTTTATATCAAGGGTTTATAGTAATTAGTCTCTTAATTCCTCTATAGATTTACGGATTGAAGCTCTAATAGAGTTATCTTCCTTACCTTTACCGTTTAAATTGCCCGCAGGCAGTGAAGGTGCAGCAGGTTTGAGCCCCGCGCCAGCCTTTCTAGCTCTCGCTAATCTGTCTGCTTTATCCTTGGCATCTTTCAAAGCTTTTTGAGAAGCTTCTGCGGCAATCTTTTGGTTAGCCTCTTGTTGAATAAGGGCTGAAACCTCGGGATTTACCTTGATAGCCATTTCATAGGCGCCATCTAAATTAACCGCACCACTTGCGTTTAATGCTGGTACTGCACCACTCTGTAATAGCTGGCCCATAAGTTGGGACACAGTATTATAGTGAGGCTTGTCTTTAGCCCAATTCAAGATATAACTCTCTGTAGAAGCTTCCCTTTGAGCGGTAAGCTGCTGTTCAAGAGTCCCTATCTTTCCTTCTACAGTACTAGTAAATTCATTAAACCAAGTAGGCGGAGCGTCAGGGTCTGGAGTCTCTTCTGTAGCTTGTCCGTTAGAGACTAATTGGTTTATATTTACTCCAAAGCTAGAAGCTAGTTCTTTGAACGTACTAAGCTTCCTCTTTGGATCATTTAATCCTTCCATCCAACCGAAAAGTCTGTCTACTACTACTCCTGGCGAAACCCCATACTGTTGAATTTGCTGGAGTCTCGGAGCGATTGCTCGCTCTATTTCCTCAACGCCTTTGATGCGTTGAGAAAACTGCTTAAACCCGTTGGAGACTTCCTCCTCGCGGGATAAGATTACTTTTTTATCTTCTGGGGATAATTTATCCCACGTAGCTTTGCCCTTAACTTTAAAGAAAGGCGGCGCCTCTATAGCGGGCTCTTCTTTTACTTCTTTCTTTTCTTTGCCCTCTTCTGAAGAAAGAGATTCCTCTGAATCCTCTTTCTCTTTACTCTCAAGCTCTCTTTTCTCAGTCTCTTCCTTATCAACATCGGAAACAGACTTTGATCGCTTATTAGAAGTACCACGGGGCTCTCGCGCCACTGATACTCTGCTTTCGTCATCATCTCCATCTTCGCTGTGCTCCTTTACAGCGGCATTAATCGCGCTCCTAACATCCTTAGGGGCTTCATCCTGCTCCTCTGAGCCGGGAATGATAGTATCTGCTTCGAGACCGTCTTTAGCTCCTGCCATGGGGGTTATCTTTCTCTAAAAAGGTTGCTCCAGTCAACTACGAACGTGATTCGCAGAAATTAATTACTTTCTCTTATTTCCTTCTTTATGTCGCGCCCGTTACGTACTTCCCATAGGGCTCTCTTTATATCTTCCCTTCTTTTTTTCTTGTCTAGTTTCACTACTTTAGGTTTAGAATTTAAAATAGCTTTAGTTTCGTTACCTATTTCTACGCAGCCCCTAGCTCTAGTTTCGTCTCTAAATTTCTTCTTGGAAGTATAATATTTACCATTACACATATGTCGAGTAGGTGCCATAGTATCAGAGTTAAATCTAAACTCTATTACTTGGTTGCCTATCATCATACGATTATCTGGCTCATGATTAGAGAGCCAAAGATAATACTCATAGTTTTTCTCCACCATGCCACGTTCGTTGGCTAGGTAGCACTCTGGTTTATATACATAACTAACCACTTTTTTGCTCCTTTTTAGTGTCTTGGCAATCTTTACAAACCAATCTATGTCCTACTCTAAATACCCATAGTATTGATTTATTACATTTATCACATACATACCATACTGCTGGTACATGTTTTGACATTTAAGCACTCTTCTTTTTGGGCTTCATTTTCTCTTTATGAGCTTTGTTTTGCTCTGTTTGTTTATGTTTAACTTTCTGAGCTTGTAATTTATCTTTATGTACTAATTCTTTCTTATCTAACTCGTGCTCTTTCTCTCTGTGTTCTAAGTCCATTTCTTTAGACTTCATATCTATATGAGCCTCTTCTTTCTTTTGGTGTAGCTCTTGAGACTTCATATGCATATTAGCTTGTAACTCTCTTAACTTCATAGCGTGCTCTTCACGCGCCATGACCATCTCCATCTGCATTTTCTCGCGTTCCATGGCCATGCGCTCTTTTTCCATTTCAAATTCTAATTGTGCTTTCTCCTGTTCTCTAGCAGACTCTTGTTGTGCTATAGCTGCCTCTCGCTGGTCATTCTCTAATTGCATCTTTGCAGCACGGTCGTCGTTTTCTTTTTGAGACTGCGCCTCCATCTGCATTTGCTGTATTTCAGCTTGTGCTTTCTTATCTTCAGGGCTAGGCACAGGGTTAGCAATCATTTCTTTAGACTTCTTCACCATAACTTCAGCGAAATTATCTATTTCAGCTTCTAAGTCCCTGCCAGTACGGGATTTACGTACTCCCCACTGTAAGGCTTTGGCAAATAACGGTAAAGTCTCCGGCATAGAAGCAGCGGTCTCTACTTGTTTCATATAATTAGAGAGTGAAGTTAAAAACTCATTGGCGTCTGCGCGTTCTTGAGTTTTATCCCCAAAAATAGTACTATCTGTTTCTATATCTATGCGATAGCCGCGAGAGATGTCTTTCCTAAGTAAATCTAAAGCTTTTTGGACCTTTATCATAATTAGAGCTTGCGGATCAGGTGGTGGCGGCTGTGGCGCCATCGGCATCTGAGGCATTTGCATCATTTGCGGCAGCTGCGGAGCCCCAGGGAAAGGCACCACATTACTCCCCATAGCGGGAGCTTGCGGAGCTGCTGGCTGCTGTGGAGGCTGCTGGGGCTGCTGCTGGCCTTGTTGCCCCGGCTGCCCCCCCTGCTGTGGAGGCTTAGGAGCTGCGCTAGACGTAAGCTGTTCATATTCCCGCATTACTGTGTCGGGCTGTAATGCCTCTTCAAATAGTATACAAGAGCTTTCTATTAAAGTCTCGTCAGAGAAGTGCTTACACGCTATTTCAGCCATAATTTTAATAACGTTACGGGCAAATTGAGCTACGTCTTCTTGAGACTCACTAAGTCTGGTACCAGCGTTGTTATTTTTAAGTCTTAACCCTCCAAGGGTCTCTCTGCTATCAGATGTTCCTCTGATAACATCACTAATACCTGTAACTTGGTCTAAATCTATCATCGCCTGTTGGCGAACTTTAAGCAAAGTCTCTATACAACTTTGGATAGTATCCAAAGGTATAAAATCCATAACTCCTTTTAATCCGCCAGCTTCAGCAAATGCTGCCCAACTATCTACGGGTATTAACTCGTTTTCTATACTTTCGTTAAATATACGCCCAATGGCGGTGTTATTAGAAGCATATACGCCTGCTACTTTACAAGCTTTAGTAAGCATAGCTATACGTTGAGTAAGCTCGTCAATTTGTATAGCTTGATCTTGCCATTCTAAATAATCAGGTACAGGTATAATAGTATCATTGGTCATAGTCGCCATTAAAGGCGGCGGAACAGGGAAGAACCCTGTTAATTCTAAAGGATCATCTACAACTCTGCAAATATAATCATAGCCCGTACATATCCAATAAACTCTTTTATCAGATTTATTCCAAAACTCGTATACGGTGAGATTTCTTTGATTGATATCCTCAAAGATAGAGCTGTCTGCGTAGGTTTGTCTTTCTGTTGTGCCCATAACTTTGGGCTCTGTATCCGCCCGAAGTTTATCGCCTATTTCTTCTCCAAAGAACTCCTTTGCTTCTTTTTTGGAGATATGTATTCTTTTACCGATTATTTGGACTTCTTCCCAAGTGCGAGCTTTAACTGGAAAGGTTAAAAAATCTCTCCAATCTATATAATCTACTTCAATTTTCTCAGATAGTACTTGAGTTTGGGTTTGTTCTAATTTTTCTTCTTCGGGAGTATCTTCAGTTAGAGCTTTATCCCCTGTGTCTAAGCCTATTTTATATAGCTCATCTTCTATACCGTTAATAGTAGGCGCGGGTAAGCTCTCCCCTTCACCTATTTCAGGCACATATCTAGCCCAAAGAACACCTCTACCGGGGAGTAATCTATCTAGTACAGCTTTATTCATACCAGAGTGAAAACCAGAACTCTCTAGTTCATTAATTAATGAGCGCTCTAATATCTGAGAAGATAATCTAGCTATAGGATCGTGATCTACAAATTTACGGTCTACTGTGGGGATAGGACACTTAGAGTAAATAGCTGGCTTCATAACTTTAGTATTAGCCCAAAGAAGGTTCATACGACGTTGACCTTCTTCGTCTGTACGGTTTCGCTCATCCCTGAAGCGCTTAAGTACAGTATTTCCTCTTTTATGCCAACGAGAGTTAGCTTGTTCGTGGGAATTTATCTGGGCCTTAAAGAATCCAGCTATTTTAAAGCTCTCTTTGCCGGGGCCAGCTCTAAGCTTACCTCCGTCGTCGGGGTGGGCCGACATATCGTCTATGTTATCAATTTCATCAATAAGTTTGGGTGCTGGCATAGGGCTTACTCTTTAGGAGAATCTTTTAAAAGTTGAGCTATTAATTCTTGCATTGTAAGTTTATGGTTTTGATTCCCCGTAACAAGCTCAGACCTAATATTAGGGCTATTTTTAGGGGGATTAAGAATATTTTCAAAATCACTAATTATACCCGGCTTACGTGCTAAAAATCTAGAGCTGTCAGGATAAGGATACCCCTCTTGTCTAGGCGTTAAATTATCCCCAAACTTCTCCCCCGGCTGCATATGCATATCTTTTCTTATTTGCGCTACTATTTCATCTAAAGTAGGTTTAGGGGGTAAGGGGCGTATATTATCGTTCCTTGCAAATCCTGATTCTCCAACTCTAGAAGCTGGAAGACGAGGCGCTGTAGTAGATGGTAATTTATTTATAACCCCTGAATATCCGCTTAGCCCTTTAGCATTAGGGGGAAATAAACTACCTCTTGGCCCATCTTGTACGGGTATATTTGAACCAAACTGTGCATCATGGGGAATAGGCGCTAGATTAGAATTAGCTGGAGCTTCTACCCCAGAATTTCTTATTTTATTAAATATATCCTTAGCTTCAAATAGACCGCTATCCCAATGAGGAGTTTTAGGCCCCCCCGTCTCTGGCGGCATTATTTGGTGCCCTGGGGGTGCCTTAGCCCCCATCCCCATAGGCCCAAAAGTAAAAGCTCTCATCAGGAATTTTTTAAGAATATCGCTAGTATCAGAAGGATCAGGAGCGCCAAATCTGGAAGCACCCATAGCTTTTATTTGAGCAGCTTCTTCGGGGGACATTAGTATATTCTCATCTTATTGATATTTCTACTTGGTTTTATATCTTCTAGTATATCAGTAAGAGCTATAGTATTATCTTTAGTTCTGAGTATTTTTCTAACACTTTCAGCTTGAGTAGGAGCTGTGTAGGGCCTGCTCATACAAGCGTATCTAGTTTCATCTGGCGCATGATCTTCAGATTTACTATCTACGTCTTCCATTTTTAAAGGGTCATGCTCCATAATAGGTAGAGTTCTTATAATATGTGTACAGTTCTCCATAAAAAATATGTGTGGGGTTATGCCGTCACCTTTAAGACGGGCTCTTAACATATCCCATCCACCTAAAGCTCCCGCTCTGGGAACCCTTTTGTTGTCTGCTCTAGAGAGATTAATATAATAAGGCTTTTCTGCCATTCTTTCAGCGATAGAGGGCCCAGAGTCCCAACTAAACATTTTAGGGTCCGCTACTCTATACCTAATATTAGGTCTACCGTTTTCGTTTCTTGGCTCTTCCATTTCCCTTATGTTTATTCCATGAGCTACTTCTTCGGCCGTCATCTTTAAGCCAACATTCATGTTCTCGGTAGTAGATATAGTTGATGACTCGGCGTGTCGGCTACCATACCATTCTCGATAACGAATGAGCGCACCTTTAGGAAGGTATTTAATTCCTGTATGTTCGGATTGTCCTTCAAAAAATTGCCACTGTTGAGGGTAGATTTCCACTCCGGCATCAAATTCATCTGGGACAATACACCACCATCCAACAGAGAAGGGAGTCGCTGTACCCCAATCCATTGACATAAACCTTGTCCAATGCCTGGGAGGCTTAAATTGTCTAATGACATGTTTCCTCGTATCAAACTCGGGGAAGAAAGCCCCCAGCATAACGTTCCAATCCCCCATAAGCCAAGCTTTAACTAACTCAGCATTACCAGAGAGATATAAGTTACCTATATATGTAGGAGTATTTGTATAAGGATTATCTGTAACTTTAGAGGGTATAAAAATTCTATTTGATATTATCTTTTCTTTTGTGAAGGGATTATTAATCTCAGTAGGTAATATCTTCATCCCGGTGGGAGCTGGATCAATATATCTAGCTTTGATCCAAGAATGCCCAGGTCCACCAGGATTTGCAGTAGCGATAAAACGAGAAGGCACAGCAGGATTACGACTAAGGGTCGCCATAAGTTTAAATATAGGCTCAGGGTTCGCGAACGTTCCCATTTCTTCAACATAGACTCTCGTATACGAGTGTCCTTGGTACGCTTGTGCATCATTATCGGTCTCTAGGTATGCAAATCTTAGACGCGCACCATTGGGGAAGCGCCATAATTTGTCTTGCTCATTAAACTTAGCACCGAGCGGAAGATAGAGTACTTTTGATCGCTCGACAAGTTCGACCAATTGAGTTCTTTCGCGTCTAACACAAAGACCGATCGCTTGTTCTTTATACTCATCAGCGTGTGATGCCCATTCTCCCAAAACACCATCTGATTTTCCACCGCCTCTAGCCCCTCCAAATAGTGTTTCAAATACAGGACAAGTAATTAGCCAACTCTGAGGCCCAGGATTAGGCTCCCATACAGTAGTATAATTGGTTTTTACTTGTATGTTCATTGTTACTTTATGTTATCTTTAAGTAAATCTGTTGTATTCCAGTAAGTACCGTTATATCTGTTTTTAAAGTTAACTTTAAGAAGCTTAGCCATGTTTTTGTATTTGGGGTGCAGTAAATTTAAAATAACGCCCCCGTTTACGTTATAAAATATATGTTTGTTTTGTACCATCCAAACACGCTGTTCGGTTGGAAAATTATGAAACTCTTCTTGAGTTATATCAGAAGTAGCTAATAACTCATCTTTCCAACTATCCTCATTTGGAAAGTGGGTCATGTTTATCTCTTTCCTATACGATGTGCTCCTACTTTACCACTAGTTCTGAGCTTTCCTGCCCGCTGGCCAATAGAATGACCATATCCAGAGGCTTTCTTACGGCCTTCTTTGCTGGAGTCACTACCTGGATACATACCCCCAGAGCCGCCATACATATATTCAAAGAAACCGTCTGGATCGTTTTTGTTATCAAAACTCATCTTTACAAAGTTACGATTAGGATAAGCGGGGTCTATGCCCTTGGGGTGAGACTTACGTGGAGACATAATAGTACTCCTAGATAATAAAATTACTACCTCTACCAGCTATTCGCTAGCAGCGCGTCACTACGCTCCGCTTTTATGGCCTTTAGGCTGCTTAGCGTGTCCAGCGCCATGGCCCGGAGCTGCCGCAGGGAGAAGACCACTACGGAAAGTACGCGTACCCGCGCCAATACGATAGCCGCCAGTATTTTTGTCCATATTTGTATTAGAGTTCTTGGGTACTACACCGTGGGCGCAAGACATCTTGCCACGAGCTGAAGTAAGGGCACCCGCTTTACAAGACAAGCCTTTAGAACCAGCAAATACTTCAGTAGCTTTGAACGGACCTTTAGACATTTGCGTTACCTCTATGTTAAAGTGAAAAGAATATGAACTTAATCTTTATCTTTGTCTACTGCGAACTCTTTTACTACCTCTGCTGTATCTATAGCTTCTTGGATGCGATAGTTAAATAGAGGGTTTTTTACATTTTCTAAAGTACTCTCTATGCACTTCCAATCTTTGTTCTCAACTATAAGTAACTCCTTCTTCTGCATAGCTTCTTCTACACGGCAAGAAAGAGCAAATCTTTTTCTAATTTCTTCCCCAGATTGTTTGTCATCTAACCTATCTAGGGCGAAGGTAATAATAGAACCTATCTTTTTATTTTCATATATAGGCGTATCTGTAACTCTTAATTGGTTTGGGAATTTATATATATTTTTATCATTTTCATCTAGTTCTTCTAATTTAATGCGCCCTTTATTGTCCACGATAGGCTCAGAGTAGGGTTCTCCTTTGGGAGTAATAACTAATTTATTTACGTCTATTGACTTCTTTACTGACATAGTTTGCTCCTGCTACACTAAATTTAAGGAGTTAAGGCGGCTTCAGCGATTGCTAATTCTTTATTTACGTCTGCTAGTTGTTTAATTAAAGCTGCTTTCTCAGTGGTAAGTGTATCTATTTGCTCAATAGCTGCTGCGTATTGATCTGTTATTTCATCTTGGAAGGCTGTCGCGTCGAGAGAGTCTAAACGTTCATCTACTGAAAGAATAACTACCCCATCTTTCAGTGTATCTGTGCGTCGATGTATTTCTCTCTTAACCGTATTACCATCTTTATCAAGCTCAACTCTGATAGTGCTAGGATAAGTACGTTCTGTGTAAGTAGCCATTTTAGTTCTCCTTTATGCTAATGTGATATTACCCACGCGAGTAGTACCGTCAGAGCCTTTATAAGATATACGGAAGTTTGTATCGCTAGTAGGTGTTAATGTCCACTCTCCATTATTAGATAACGTCGCTGGCGTAGTCGTACTTGGAAGGTAGACAACTGTACCGTCATGATTAATAACAAAACGTGGAACCATGGTAGCAGTTGTATTCGGCACCGTACCAAATATCCACTTGAAACCATTAGCAGTGCTGGTCCAATCCTCTGTGGCCTGTGCAATAATAGCTTGATATGCGTTAAACGCAGGCGTTGTTTCTTGATAACCGCTAACCTGAATAGCACTGATGTTATTACCCGAGACAACTTTGGTAGGACTTCCTACAGTGCCGTTGTAGCGACGTAGCTGTAGATTTGCAGCAGCAGCATTGCCCTCCAGCCATACGTTGCCCTGGACGTGTAGGGGAGCTAGAGGTAATCCGCCTACGACGTTCGATGTACGTATACCCACGAAGTCCGTGCTGGCATCCACGAAGAACGCGTGCGTGAAGTTGTCGCTTTCAACGCGGAAATCGAGGTCATCCCCCGCCTCATTGAACACAACCGAGCCGGTTAGCTTGTTGGCTTGGCCAGCTGCGTTCATGGCGAAGAAATCGCCGCTAGAAGAATAAAGACTTATGCCGTTGGTCAGCGTGCCGACCGGGGAGGTACCGTTAAATATGTCTAAGTGGTTGGTGCCTTCGGTCGTGCCGCGGACAGCGGAACCGGCTATTTTGACGTTGCCGGTCTGAAAAAACCTTATCGCCTCAACATCCGTGGCGCCGTCCCACAACTGCACAGCAATCGGCGCGTTGACCGTCATGCTGCGTAGGTAATGCACTCCGCCCAAGGTAAACTGGAAATCGGTACTCGTTTGAATGGCGCCAACCACGTCCAGCTTCGCGCCAGGGCTCGCCGTCCCTATCCCTATCCTGTCCGTGCTCG